GTTATACGAAAACTCAAGGATGGTCTTAAAAAAATGATCCGCGATATATCAAATGGTGCCAAAAAAGCCATAAAAACAATAGAAAGGGGTGGTAAGAAAGTCATAAAAGATATAGACCGTGGTGGTAAAAAGGTTATCAGAACGATTGGTGGTGCGGTCACCAAAGTAACTCGTGATATTTCCGGGGCTGGTCGGAAAATGGTGAACGAGATTGGGAAGACTGGGGAGAAGATTTTCAATGATATTAAAAGTAAAGTCAATCAGGCGATTCGTAAGGTTGGACAGATCGCTGGTGCCGCTTTTAGAAAGTTCCAGGAGCTGTTTAATAGAGCATACGAGGAAATTAGAAGGGCTGCATACGCTGTAAGGGATGCAGCTCTGGCCGCCGCGAGGTGGGCAAGGGAACAGGCAGAGAGGGCTGCGAGGGCTGCAAGAGAGGCTGCGGAAAGAGCTGCCAGGGAAGCCCAAAGGGCTGCGGAAGCTGCTGCAAGAGAGGCGAAAAGGATTGCTGACGCCGCGACGAGATGGATGTGTTTCTCTGGAAATACACCCATTAAACTCGCGGACGGTGAGATAGTTCCATTAAAAAACATTAAACTGGGAGACACACTCATAAACGGGGCTATCGTTCAAGCTACTATGCAAATCAAGTCGAGTGAAGAAGATCCATTCTATAAAATTTATAGTGAAGAACTCGAGGAAAATGTATTTGTAACTGGGTCACATCACATAAAGTGTGGTGACAAGTACATTCTCGTGAGAGATTTTGAAAAGGCTGAAAAGCTTGATACGGTTGATGATATTCTTCACTGTTTAGTGACGAGTGATCACACGATACCCGTGGGTGAATTTACTTTTTGGGATTGGGAGGACAATCTACTTTAACATACTCCACCGCTTTCTTGGGAGTTTTACATATAGTATCACCACAATGATCCCTATTCTGATAAATCGAATTAATAGACGTTGAAATTTCGTTACACGACTTCAAATTCCAACGACCTAATAGAGGTTTTTCAGCTTTTACAAAAAGTTCAAAAATCTTTTTGATCATATCTTAATTACCGCATTCCTTTTTAAACCTGTCGATACAATGTATACGCTGAAAATCCTGAGACGGTCAACAATACATATTGGAGTGCGTTTGAAATAGTCAAATATTCATTAATCATAGCCTTCTGTGATTCATCTTTTAGTCCATCCCTGAAGAGTGTCACGTGACGAATGAGGTTTCGTAAAATAGAAAACGCTAAAAACAGGGCCATCATACTAAGAATTATGAAGGTGATGTTATAGACTATATTCGCTTTTCCACGGTAAAAGCGAGACACACCGAGTAGAGCTAATGAGATCGATGTGTATAATCCCACATTACGCAGAGATGTTTGATAAAACATGAGAGTGTCCTTAAACGAGAATTCCATATGATATTACTTACATTTTTAAATTTCATGAGTGATGTGATTTAAAAATGATTTTTTTGATTTAATTTACTAAAAGGCAGAGACCAACAAATTAGTTGGAGAAGGCGAGGCCACCCATACCGGATTGGATGCGGAGGACGTTGTAGTTGGTGGCGAACATGTGCATGGAAGTCGCGGTACCGGCAGCCATCTTGACGGCAACCTGCGCGTTATCGATGCGGGAGAAGTTGCAAGTGCCGGTGGGCTGGTGCTCCTCGGGCTTGAGCGCGAAGGAGTAGGAGTACACACCGGGAGCGGGGCAGCCGGAGTGATGGTTGTACGCCTGGACCTGGTTGAAGTACTTACCCTTCTGCTCCTTGAAGCGGTCCTGACCGTTGAGGACAAGCTTGAAGGTATCGAGCTGACCGGCGTTCTCCTCAGTGAAAGCCTCGGTGGAGAGCTTGGTGGCGTACATGGGGGTGCCGAGGTTGGAGATGGGCACATAGCAGTTGGAATCCAGGTTGTCGGCGGTCTGGTCGGACTCGAGGGCAACCTCGGTGACAAGGTTCTTCGCGGTGAAGTTCCACAGGGACGACTTCGCGGCGGTGTTGGAGAAGCACCACACGAGCTCCTTGACGGGGTGGTTGTACGAGAGGCGCACCTGCTTGGTGGCAGAGGCATCGACGGTGTCGGTACCGGTGTGCTGGACCTGCTCGATGAGGTACTCGTGACCCTTCTGGGCGAATCGGCGACGCTCCTCAGTGTCAAGGTAGACGTAGTTGGCCCAGACCTTGAAGACGGACTTGTTAAGGAAGGTGTCGAAATCGGACGCGAGGTCAATATCGATGCGCACCTCATGGTACTGCAGAGCAATTAGTGGGAGGTAAAGTCCAGGATTGCGGTTAAAGAAAAAGACTAGGGGCAAATAGACAGTGGAACCATCCGCCGCAGTGGTCATCTTACCCCAAGTGGCCTTCTTGGCCTCATCGAGGTAAAGCTCGGAGTAGAGACGCCACCACTTCTGGTAGTGCTTGTCAATTCTTTGACCACCGATTGATAATTCTACGGAGGAAATTGCGCGCTCGGCGACCCAGTTGCAGTCACCAGCCTCCGCGGTGGCGGTAGCGGCGATGTCAGACTCGAGTTCGAGGTACATGTCACCGACGAGATCACCGTTACGGGCGACGGTGACGGAGACGCGGCCGGAGTTGGCGGCAGTACCGTTGACGGTCTGCTCGATGTTCTCCATCGCGAAGTTAGTGTGGCGCTTGTATTTGGCCTGATAGAAAGTTACCTCAGGGTTACCAGTAAGGTAGACATCCTGGGCACCGTAAGCGACGAGTTGCATAAGACCACCGGCCATTTTGAGAGTTGTTGTACTATAAGCAGAGAAAATAATTCTGGGTAAATGTGCGAAATTTCGCAGTCTACTTTTTCTCGGTGTAATTCAAATGTCCACACAGCCTGAAGAAATTGAAGATGGTGAAATCGTCTCCGACGAATATGAGACCGAGGATGAGATTTCGGTAGATGATCAGGAAATTGTCGAGGACCTTGAGGACCTTGAGGACGATGAGACTGACATCATAGGTTTGATGACTTCTCTCATGGCGACACAGGATGGTGACACCGTATGTTCAGCTCTCGTCGAGATTTCTAACCAAATGCAGGTACAGAATAAAATCCTTATAAAGATTCTTGCCAAGCTTCAAGATTAAAAATTTAGTTAAAAGAAAAATTCATAGTAAGAGTAAGCATGGAAGACACTCACTTCATCGATAAGGAACCGAATAGGTATGAAGCACTGGCTGAGCTACAAAAAGAGCAAATCCAATCGATGAATGAGGACCAAATAATTGAAATCGTGAGGAAGTTTGAAATCTTCTGGGATCTTCAGACTGAAGATTATAGGAATGCGCGTGAGTTGGGGTACAGGCAATTCATTCACGCTGATAATTGGGACAGTAACAATAACCCCATCCCAGGAAGAATTGATATTCTGGCTATTAAGGGGATCCGTGAACGACAGCGTCGTTTTATCATCGATTTGAAGAATCGGGTCATGGATCTCAAAATAGAATCTCATGATGTAAATGGTGATGGAATCACATTATGGAAGCGAGTCAACAACGTCGTCAAACAACTGAAAGACGGTTATGAAAATATCAGACGCCATTTCATAGCGTATGAGCGTGTTGTCAACCCAATGGCAGTGCCACAGGTGTCCTCGAGCTCTGACCCATCCACTATGGACGAAGATGAGATTGAGGATTGTTCCCCGTATCAAAAATGTCTCCTCTACACACTCGACGAAGCGTATAAATCTGGGTACAGACGATACAAAGACTTTTGCTGCGAAGAAATCAAGACCATCGATGGGTACTGCACTCGGGCATGGGTTGCAAAGCAGGAAATCCAGAATTTTGTCCGTAACATCGCACCTAAAGATGACGAATTCTCAAACTGGAAAAACTTTACGAGTAGAGGGACGGTATACAGGGATGTGATTGAATACATTTCCAAGTGCATCGATCCCCAGTTTCCTGAGATTGAAAAGAGACGTCATGTATGGTCATTCAAGAATGGTGTTTTTGTTGGAAAGGAATGGATTCCCGATCGTGGAGTTTATGATTCTCGCTTTTACCCCTACGATAGTAAGGAGTTTCGGTGCCTCGACCCAACTATCATCTCCTGTAAGTATTTCGATCAGCAGTTTGATGACTTTTCCCATATCGAAAATTGGCAAGACATTCCCACACCCCACTTTGATAAGGTTTTACATTACCAAAAGTTTGAGCCCGAAGTCTGTAACTGGGCTTATGTTATGGGTGGACGCCTCTGTTATGATGTTGGTGACCTGGATTCCTGGCAAGTCATTCCATTTTTCAAGGGTATCGCGAGGTCCGGTAAATCGACACTCATTAACAATGTTTTCAAGCGTTTTTACGAAAGTCAGGACGTAGGCACACTCGGAAACAACATTGAGAGGAAATTCGGCCTGTCAGCCCTGAAAGACAGTTTCATGTTCATAGCACCCGAGATTAAGGGTGACCTCGCACTGGAACAGGCTGAGTTTCAGTCTATCGTATCAGGTGAGAGGGTTTCGATCGCAGTCAAGAACAAAATAGCGGTTTCACTCGATTGGAAGGTACCAGGAGTACTCGGTGGAAATGAAATTCCAAACTGGAAAGATAACTCTGGTTCAGTACTGCGTCGTATTCTCCCATGGAACTTTACTAAACAAGTTCAAGAAGCGGACCCAAACCTTGAAAAGAAATTGGAGAAGGAGCTCCCCATCATTCTACTCAAATGTGTGCGCGGATACCTAGATTACTCCAATAAATTCAGGGACAGGGATATTTGGAATGTTGTGCCTAACTATTTCAAGCTCATCCAAAAGCAAGTGGCGATGGTTGCGAGTACCCTCACAAACTTCCTCGAGTCTACGAATATTGAGTTTGGTGAAGATATGTTTGTACCCCAAAAGCTATTTGTGCAAGTGTTCAACCAACATTGCCATGAAAACAATCTTGGAAAGCATAAGTTCCATCCCGATTTCTACATTGGGCCATTCAGTTCAAGAGATGTTGAAGTCAGGAACGAATCAGTCACATACAAGGGGAGATTGTACCCCAAGCAACCTATCATTTATGGTCTCAACGTCATTGAAGAATCACTTGGATTCACAGACGAGTTTTAAAAAAAATACTTGTACATAATAGTAATGAGTCGAGGAATTCGAGAATTCGTGGAAACCTCGGGCATCAGAATAGAGACCACGGGTCCTAGGCGTAGCCCATCGCTTCGGTGGCCACCACCCAGGAGTGCGCCAAATGTCCAGGTTCCCCGTGAAGTGGAACTTAATCTTTTGAAGAGACAAGAAGTTCCTAATACACTCCAAAGGAATATCGTCAATGACAGACGATACGAAGGTATGTTTAAGGAATTTGAGAATGATCCCCTCGAAAATGAGTTCAGTGATATAAACGAAAATGCATTCAAAAATGCATTGGGTAAAACATCTTTTAACAATACTTCATTAGATTATATTGCCCCTACACGACTTTCAATGAGTAAACTAAACATCGGTATGTTTAATGCCAACGTAAACAGTGGATTCGGTAAAGAAGCCCGTATAAACATAAAAAACATACTAGTAAAAAAACCACTCGATAAAACCTTTATCGGTGAAGGTCTTTATATAGACACATTGGACATAAAGGGAATATATGGTCGATTTCAGACGGGTTATTCACATAGTAAAAACTACGGTCCTAAGGGTAACATAAACAAGGACTATTTCAGTACTCAGATAATATTAAGGATTTCTAATGGGATTGAATCACATAAGGTTACGTTTAATATATACAAAAATGGTAAAATACGATTTTCTGCGGGATTTGTCGGTGAGAATATAGGTGTTCAACCGGAGTTGATCCGAAAGTTCGTCATTGACAAATACACTGAACGTGAGTCTTTCTTATACAATCCATTTGAATATAACAATATCAGTGCACAGTTTAAATTTAACGGTGTTTTTAGGAGTCTCGGATTGGCTGCCGCCCGATTCAGGGAATATGGTATGACGAACGTAACGTATGAACCCGAACTCGGTCCGTTCTTCTATGCGTACATCGATGATCACAAATACAATATTACCAAAACTGGTAATGTTCAGATTCTCGGTGGCAAAAGCCCTCAAGACATATTGAATGCGTATAATCGTGGACAGCGATTAATCGAAAAAATGAACGATGCGGGTGAAATTAAAATCACTGGGGTATTCTCCGAGGGTGATAAAAAGACGCGCACCAAACCAAAGGCTAAGCCCAAGGCTAAGGCCAAAACAACAAAGAAGAAGATATTAAATACTACACAGATTTCTGCGTTAAACATAAACAGTAAAAGGTGTGAACGGATGCCCAGACCAGAACTCGTAGATTTAGCTAAGAAGATGGGTGTAGTGGGTAAATTTGGAACACGTAAAGAGATTTGTGAGAAGATCAAAAAATTAAACAAGAAAAAAACAGTCACATTCAAAAACACTACCAAAGGTAAAAATGTAGCCATCACTGGAAAGGTAAATACTAAGAACTTCCGGATAGGACGAAAAATATGTGACCAATATTCTAAGCCCAATCTCGAACTGATATGTAAAGCCATGAAGATTCCTTACGACAAAAAGGACACTAAACTCAGTTTGTGTAAGAAGATTGAAAAGGCTCGTAATAATATAGCCGCTAAGCCAGTTGTTAAACCTCCATCTCCAAGGGCAATCAAGCAGAAGCAGAAGAATGCCAAGAATGCCATTAATGCGATGAATCGACAGTTGAAGATAAATAACATAGAGATGAAAAGGCGACTCAATGAAAATTCTATTCGCAATGATCTCGCCAAATATTTTGGTGTTACATGGATGAAAAGATACAAACCCAATCTTAACAATGATGTGAAGGTGGTTCAAAATGAAATTAACAAGCTGAATAAAAAGAAGAATGCGTTAGGCATACCTTTCAAACGCGATATCAATGAAATTAAACGAAGACTGGTGAGTCAATGGAAGATGCAAAGAAAAAGAAACTTCGAGAAGAAGTACATCATGAATAACACGAACGTGACCGGTGTTCCGTACAATTTGAAGAATAATTTCAAGTTAGCACTCGCAAACTACATCCTCAATAACAAAAAGGGTAAAATATCTAAAAAGGGAATCGACGATTACAGGAAATATTGGTTAAAGTTTAGATCTAATATTAATAATAATGCCCGTCCGAAAGGAATTAACCGAGCGGTTAGAGCTCGGATTGAAACGTTATAATCACGGTGTGAGAGTGAATGATGACACGAGGACATGGGGAACACCCACAGATTCATGGATGGAAATGGCCAAAGAGG